CCAAAACGCTTTGCTAAAATATCATTCCTTGCGGCCGGAGCTTTTTCTGCTCTTTCAACATCAAGTTGATATGTTTCATAGCTAACGGTCTTTCCTAAATTCGGATTAGCCTTCAGCCACATTCGGGGATCAGAGACTTCATCGATCGAATCGAGTTTATACCACCAAATAGAAACATGTGGATTAATGTAGTCTCCTTTGAGAATGTCCATCAACTCCATTTTGATTGTGTCTCCACTACCATTACGAACCGTACCCTCTGAACTAGTCGCAATGATTAGATAATCATCAACTTTAGAAGCACCCTGCTCAATTGCACCGACAACGTCTTCTCGTATATCTCCCGAAAGCCATTCATCAATAGTGGCCACTTTTGGTCTTAATCCCTGAAGTTTAGAAATAGACATCGGACGTATCTCTATCAAGGAACCGGTAAGGAAATTTTCAATACCTTTCTTTGTGGAGGCTAACTTCATTCGTTTAGCTTTAGAGCCGGTGGTATTTTGTAATGAGCCTTCTGTTAGAAATTTAAACAGAGGACCTCTTGATCGAGTTATAGCTGTACGAATAGGACCCATCACTTCTTCTGCTTGTTTCATTGTCGGAGCAGTTGTAATCTGATGAGTCGTTGTAGTATCTACATTTTGGAAATACGATTGGATACAGGAATCATACAGAGATTTAGCAGCTCCTCTTCCAACGATAAGATATTGTTTATTAATTAGGCGTTTCTTAATGGTCTTCTTTACGTAGCGTCCACCGTGTCCATCTGGATTTGGTTCGTAAACGCTTCTTTCAACGAAATAGTACCAACCAAAAACTTGTTCGCCCCATAACTTAAAACTATCTAACAAGTGTAAGTCACCGCCATCGGTTAAAGTTAATTCGGATTCACAATAATTAATCCAACCTTCGACTGCTTGGTCATCATAGTAAACTCCGGGATTAGCAATGAGATCATCGATGCGATTCATCTCCATAGAGATTTCTTTACATACAGGAATTTCCCCTCGAATAACGGCATCTCTAAACATGCCGTAATATTTTGGAACGGCAGTGTTCGATAACGCCATAATCGATTCTCCTTATCCTTTTTTTTCAATAATGGCCTTGATTTTACCAGCATTATTATAAATAGTAAGAGCAGTAGTAGTAACAGCCGCTACGGTAGTACCAGCTTTGAAAACTTTTTGCGCATACTCTTTACCTTTACTAACGCTGCTTTCGGATAATTGAGAATACTGTCGTTCCATCTGAAGACGATTTAATCGATTACGAAGCTCGGCGTCACTCATAGATTTAATACTCTTTGGTGTGTGGGTTTTCTTGTAATCTTCATGCGACTCATCGGTCATAGAACGTCTTCTAGCTCTCGCGAGCTGTTCAGGAGTTCTCCGAACGCCCCATTTCATGCCGAGGACGCCGTAATGTACTAACGTATTACTCATTTTGGATCACCTCCTAATTAGAATCTACCGGATCAGCAGCAACTTGAATTCTCCATTCAAGCTCTGAAATAATTCGGTTCATAGATTCGATTACGGAAGAGCTAAGAGGAGGATCGAATAATAGTTTAACCTTCATGTATGTATAAGACTTTACGCTTTCTAATTTTTTATTATCCTGGATAAAGTCAGTCCATACATTGGTATCATCTTCGATCGAGAAACCTTCAGAGGGACCAACACCAATTTGGGTTAGGATTGCAAATACAGAATTGATGTGCATAATAAGGTCCGCATCGAAGTGTGTATACTCTTCCGCAATTCCAAGCATTTTTTTAATTGATGTTAGTATACTCTCCATGGCGTTTCTCCTTTACTTCTGAATTGTAATAAAATTTTTCATGCAGAATCCTTCAATTCCGGCAGCCGTAAAAACTTTATAGAATTCTTCTGTTGATTCATTTTTGTTAATCATGAGTTCCGTTTGATAATCAACTTCGCAAACAATAGCGGAATCTGTTTTGGGTTCCTCTCGAACGTTTAGCTTTTTGCAATTTGTAACAAAACCCATTTTCACATCTTCAGAGTTTTGAGACTCTTCGTGTTCCTCGATTCGATAGTCATCTTTAAGAAAATTATCATGATACATTTATTGTTTTCCTCCTTTTTATTTATGTCTCCATGGACATGTATCGTTTTTAGTTCGTTCTATCGGTGCTAGAATTAATAAACTTTCGTCGCCATAATGGATTGCATTATGTGTTGAAAGCTTTGTTGAAATTACATTCTCTGGATCAAAGACAGAAGGACTTCTATTTATTAAATCATCGTAACTAATCGGGTTAATGTGATGAATAATAATTGGTCCATAAATATTAAAACCGTCTACAGCCAAATCACATCCATTATCTCGAACGATTATCTTATCCCTAAATCTTAACCAATCATCTGAATGATAAAATTCCTGATTCACCCATCTTTGAAAACCAAAAGTTGCTTCTCCTACTTTTCCGTTTAACTTTAAATATCGATAACGCTCTTCAAAAGTAGGAAGTTTAATTAATTCCGAATATGTCTTAATAGTCATCCGGATCACCTTGCCCACTATAATTTCTCATAGCTTCAAGAGCATTCTTATATAATTCCTCTATTCTTTGCGCCGACTGTAACGATTGTGTTTTTGCTTCAATCAACTCTTTTTGTTTTTCGAGAATTTCTTTTTCGATCTTCTCTTTAGTTGAACCAAGCTTTAAATAATGAGTGATGACCTGAGAAGAAGCAGTGCCGTCTCGCAACTGTTTTTCAGCAAGATCCACAGCCAAGGACACTAACTGATTCTCTCTGGCTTCTGGAGATAAAGCCGGTCTCATCTTTCTCGAAGATTCGGAAGAGGTTACAGCCTTAGCTTTCTTCATCCTTACTGCCTCCTCTCGTTTAATATTTGCTGAATTATTGTCATGTTTTGCTTTGAATTTACTGAGTTCATTCATACTTCGATAGCACTTAACAGAGCCCATAAGGCTAACCTAAAATCCTTTGAAAGGAGAAAAGAAAGATAATATAAATGGTTAAAC